CTTACGCCGATTTCATAGACCATATTTGCGGTTGCGGGATCAAAAGTTCCGTCCTTTACAACCACCCATACCGTAAATGCCGCAACGGCGGCAATTCCGCCGAGAAGGTACGGAGCAAGCACCTTTTTCGTTGACTTGTTCGCAAGCGAATAGGTTTTTACAAAGTAGAAGTTTGTAACCTTCGGGAACAAATCGTCCATAATAAAGCGAGTTTTGCAGTTTTTACAACCGTTGAGAAGCTCTCTTACATTGCTTACCGCACCGCAGTTCGGACACGAACACGCAACCTCGGAATTTTGGTTTTCAAGCCTTGTAATCATTGTGTAAAAGAAAAATCTGTCCTTGATTTTTTTCTTTTTCTTTCCGTCTTTAAAGTATTTCTCCGTAACCTCATATGTCTTTGACGCAATGTTACTCTTACATTCGCCCATATCGTAGGCAGTACAAGCATTTACGGGGACTTCATTCTTCACCGTTTCCTTATCGGTAAAAGCGGTCTGAATCTTTACACCCTTTTCGTCAAGTCTTTTCTTCTGTAGGTCAAGCGCAAAGTCGAGGTCGATTGACGCAATATCCGGATTTTTGCCCTCATTGCACCACAATTCGTACTCATCGACAAAGCGATTCATTATTTTGTTATCTGAATCGGAGCCGTAAACTATACCAAACAAAATTAAATCACCCTCACATATTGTACCGTTTTATTGCTGAAAAATTTGCAGTAAAACAGCGAAATGGCGGGTTAGTTAAAACCCGCCTGTTTAATTACATAATTAAATTGTTCGCCTATCAACCGAAAGCGGCTGTGAACGGCTTGTCGTTGTAGATTCTTGCGATAGCCTCTGCAAATGTAGGAGCAACAGGAAGAATTGTGAACTTGTCAATCATCTTTTCCTTCGGAACAGGAATTGTGTCCAGAAGAACAACTTCCTTGATGGCACTGTTCTGGATTCTCTCGATTGCAGGACCGGAAAGAACTGCGTGAGTAGCGCAAGCGTAAACCTCTGTTGCACCGCCCTTTTCAACAATAGCGTTAGCGGCATTGCAGAGAGTACCTGCTGTGTCGATCATATCGTCAACAAGGATAACCTTCTTACCCTTTGCGTCACCGATGATGTTCATAACCTCACAAACATTAGCCTTGGGTCTTCTCTTGTCGATAATAGCAAGACCTGTGCCGATTTTTGAAGCGAAGTTTCTTGAACGAGTTACAGAACCGAGGTCGGGAGAAACAACGATATAATCATCATTTTTGCCGCCGATTTTCTCTCTCATATGGTTTGCAAGAAGTGATGCGCCCTGAAGGTGGTCAACAGGAATGTTGAAGAAACCCTGAATCTGATTTGCGTGAAGATCCATTGTAAGCACACGGTCAGCACCTGCACAGGTGATGATGTCTGCACAAAGCTTAGCCGAGATCGGATCTCTCGCCTTAGCTTTTCTGTCCTGTCTTGCATAGCCGAAGTATGGCATAACAACTGTGATTCTTGCAGCAGATGCACGCTTCATGGCATCAATCATTATGAGCATTTCCATAAGATTGTCGTTGACGGGAGCACAGGTTGACTGAACAATAAAGCAGTCGCTGCCACGAACAGATTCGTGAAGAGAAACAGAGATTTCGCCGTCTGAGAACTGTGTACAGTCACTCTTACCAAGCGGCAGACCAAGACAGCCTGCAATTCCCTGAGCTACATCAACATTTGAACTGCCGGTGAAAATTTTAATGTCCTTACCGTGAAAATTCATTGCAATAACTCCTTTGAATTTTAATGTGTGTAGTATATGTTTACCAATGATTAACCGAGCAATTAACAGCTGTAACCCTTTGCTCTTGCAATTTCGTTAAGCTGTTCAAGCTGAGCCGGATCATTTGCACCCAGAACAGTGTCGCTGCACTGAGCCGTGAATGCTCCGACCTTTCTTCCGTCCTCAAGCAAAAGCTTGATTGCGTCGGGAAGATAATATTCCTTTGCACTGTTATCCGACTTGATTCTGTCGAGAACCGAAAGAAGAAGCTGACAATCAAACCAGAAACCGCCCGAGTTTACCTCATTTATTTTGAGAGTTTCCTCATCGGCGTCTTTCTGCTCAACAATTGCACGCAGATTTCCGTTTTCGTCACGGACAATTCTGCCGTAACCTGTCGGATCGTCAACCTTTGCGGAAATAACCGTTGCGGCACAACCGTTCTCAATGTGAGCCTTCAGGGAATCCTCAATAGTCTTGCTGTCCATAAACGGAGCGTCGCCGTTGAGAATAACAACATTGCCGCTGTGCTTTTTAAGAAAATCCTTTGCCATCATCACAGCATGGCCTGTTCCGAGTCTTTCAGCCTGAAACACGCTTTCAACGGAAAAATCGAGGGTTGAAAGATACTCTTCGACACACTCTTTTTTAAAGCCCTTGACAACACAGATGTCGTCAATACCGGCTTTCCTTAAAGCCGACATAACCCAGCAGAGCATCGGTCTGCCGAGCACCTCCGACAATGTTTTCGGTTTGTCGGATTTCATTCTTTTGCCCTCGCCGCCTGCGAGGATAACGGCACAATTCTTCATTTTTTCTCCTTTTATCTGTGACAAAACAACAAAGATGCAGACAGTCCTGTCACAAGGCACTCGTTCATACCATAATATTATCTCACAAAAATCACAAATTTCAAGAGAAAATTACAAAAATCGGGCAAAAAAAGGCATTTTAAACGATTTATACAATATTGTCGAAAATAAAACTCGTTTTTTATAAGAAAAAAGTTTGAAAAAATATAGCTATTTTGACCAAAGTTTGTTATAATATTCGATAGGCTTATACAAGCAGGCAGGTTTTACCAAGGGGTAAGTCTGCCACAGCCGTATATCTTAATTTATTTTTAGGAGGATTACCAGTTATGGCAAACAAATGGGTTTACCTTTTTACAGAAGGTAATGCTAACATGCGTGAGCTCCTCGGCGGTAAGGGTGCCAACCTTGCAGAAATGACAGGTCTTGGACTTCCTGTACCACAGGGCTTCACAATTACAACAGAAGCTTGTACTCAGTATTATGAGGACGGCAGAGAAATCAACGCTGAAATTCAGGGTCAGATTAACGAGTACATCGAGAAGATGGAAGAGATTACAGGCAAGAAGTTCGGCGACAAGGAGAACCCCCTCCTCGTTTCAGTTCGTTCAGGTGCTCGTGCTTCAATGCCGGGTATGATGGATACAATCCTTAACCTCGGTCTTAACGAAGATGTTGTTGAAGTTATCGCTAAGAAGTCAAACAACCCTCGTTGGGCTTGGGACTGCTACAGAAGATTCATTCAGATGTATTCCGATGTAGTTATGGAAGTAGGTAAGAAATATTTTGAAGAGCTCATCGACAAGATGAAGGCTGAGAGAGGCGTTACTTATGACGTAGAGCTTACAGCTGACGATCTTAAGGAGCTTGCAGGCCAGTTTAAGGCTGAATACAAAGAGAAAATCGGTCAGGACTTCCCTGACGATCCTAAGGAACAGCTCATGGGCGCAGTTAAGGCTGTATTCCGTTCATGGGACAACCCTCGTGCAAACGTTTACCGTCGTGACAACGATATCCCTTATTCATGGGGTACTGCCGTTAACGTACAGTCAATGGCATTCGGTAACATGGGTGACGATTGCGGTACAGGTGTTGCATTTACAAGAGATCCTGCTACAGGTGAGAAGAAGCTCATGGGTGAGTTCCTCATCAATGCACAGGGCGAAGACGTAGTTGCAGGTGTTCGTACTCCTATGCCAATCGCTAAGATGGCTGAAGAGTTCCCGGAAGCTTTCGAGCAGTTCCAGAATGTTTGTCAGACACTCGAAAACCACTACAGAGATATGCAGGACATGGAGTTCACTGTTGAAAACAAGAAGCTCTATATGCTCCAGACAAGAAACGGTAAGAGAACAGCTCAGGCTGCTCTTAAAATCGCTTGTGACCTCGTTGACGAGGGCATGAGAACAGAAGAAGAAGCTGTTGCAATGATCGATCCTCGTAACCTTGACACACTTCTTCACCCACAGTTCGATGCTGCTGCTCTTAAGGCTGCTACACCAATCGGTAAGGGCCTCGGCGCTTCTCCCGGTGCTGCTTGCGGTAAGATCGTATTCACAGCCGAAGATGCTGAAAACTGGAACGCTAACGGCGAAAAGGTTGTTCTCGTTCGTCTTGAAACTTCACCTGAGGATATCACAGGTATGAAGGCTTCACAGGGTATCCTCACAGTTCGTGGCGGTATGACATCACACGCTGCCGTTGTTGCTCGTGGTATGGGTACATGCTGTGTATCAGGTTGCGGCGACATCGCAATGGACGAAGCTAACAAGAAGTTCACACTCGCTGGCAAGGAATTCCACGAGGGTGACTACATTTCAATCGACGGTTCTACAGGTAACATCTACGATGGCGTTATCCCAACAGTTGACGCTACAAT